ACGGGGTGGCCCGAGTCCGAAATACTCGGGCTGCCCCTGCGGCGGTTGATCCGATACCTGCAACACTTCGAGGCCCCATGAGCAACCTGCGCACCTCCGTCGTCCTGGACCTGACCGGCAACCTCGCGGCCAGGGCGAAGAATTACGGCTCGGCGCTCGACAATATGGCCAAGCGCGGGACGCGCAGCATGGACGTCATGCGCCGGTCCGCCCTGGCCATGGGGCGCGGCCTCGACTCCCTGGGCAACCGATATACGGCGCTGGTGACCGGCGCTGCCGGGGTCGGCACCGTCAGGATGCTGGTCGGCCTACAGAGCCGGTACACCCGGTTGGGCATCCAGGCGTCGAAATCCGCCGAAGAAATAAAGCTGCTCAAGCGCGAAATCTACGAGGTCGCCCAGGCCCCGAAAATCCGCGTTGATCCCGGCGAGATAACCTCGGCCATTGAGGTGATCGTCGAGCGCACCGGCGACCTCAAGTTTGCCCAGGATAATATCCGCAACATCGGAATCGCCATCCAGGCGACGGGAGCCGCCGGGCAGGATATCGGCGGTCTCCTGGCCGAGTTCCAGAAACAGGGAATCACCTCGGCCGAGGCCGTGCTCCAGGCCCTGGACACCTTGACCGAGCAGGGCAAGATGGGGGCCTTCACCCTGCAAAACCTGGCCGCCCTGGGACCGCGCGTGGTAACCGCTTACACTGCCCTGGGACGCTCCGGGCCGCAGGCCATGCGTGAAATGGGCGCGGCCCTGCAGATGATCATGATGGGGTCCGGCAACGCCGAGCAGGCCGCGACGGCCTTCGAGGCCACCCTGCGGACACTGTCCGACCCGCGAAAGCTCAAGCTGCTCGGCAAGGCCGGTATCCAGGTCTTCGACCTGGAGAAGCTGAAAGAGGGCAAGCGCATCATGCGGCCCATCAACGAGCTCATGGCCGAGATCATTCAGAAGACAGGGGGCGACAAGGTCAAGCTCGGGAGCATTTTCGACGCCGAGGCCGTCCGCGCCTTCAACCAGGCCAACGCGGAATACATGAAGAGCGGGCAGCTCGGCAGCCTGCAAAAATTCATGGACGTGCAGGGCACCGGCGCAAAGATAATGGAGGACTCGGCACGGGCCGCAAACGACGCATCCGCCGCCATGACCTCCCTGTACACCGCCTGGTCGAAATTCGCCGACACCCGGTTGTCCGGCATCATTGAGGGCGCGGCCAATGCGCTCAACGCGCTCGGCTCCGAGGGGGCCGACACGGCCATGTCCGTGCTCGGTTATGGTGCCGCCGGGATCGGGGCGCTTGTCCTGGGACGTAAGGCGTACAAGGGCGCGCGTGGGCTTGCGGGCATGTTCGGCGGCAAGACCGGCCAGGGCGCGGGCGGGCTTGGCGGCCTGCTCGGCGGCGGGTCCGGGCCGATCCCCGTCTATGTGGTCAACGACCGCATGTCCATGATGCCCGGCGAGTACGGCGGCGGCTGGCAGGGCGGCGGCGCGGCCAAGGGCGGCAAGGCCGGACGCGGTGGCTGGCTGCGGCGCGGTTCCAAATTTCTCCGGGGCAGCGGCCGCCTTTCCAAAGGGCTGGGCCTGGCCGGTTCCGCCCTGATGGCCGTCGGGTCCGTGGCGGACATCGCCGACGCCTGGACCGACGACTCCCTGACCAGTTCCCAGAAGTGGGGCCGCACGGCCCGCTCCGGCCTGTCCACGGCCGGGAGCGTGGGAGGCGGGGTACTCGGGGCGACCATCGGTTCCGTCATCCTGCCGGGTGTCGGTACGGTCGTGGGCGGCTGGCTCGGCTCCCTGGCCGGTGGCTGGCTCGGCGAAAAGGCCGGGGGCTGGCTGGCCGGTTCCGATGAGAAGGAGCAGCCCGAGGGCCGCCTGCGCATCGAGGTCAGCGACGACCGCACCCGCGTTACCCGGCTTGACGCGCGCGGCATGGAAGTGGACGTCGATTCCGGGCCGATCATGATGGGGGTGGGCCGATGAGCTGGCGCGACAACCTCCGCGACGCCTCCTTCAGGGGGCAACCATTTTTCGTCGAGGAATCCACCCTGACCGGGGGGCGGCGGCTCAAGGTCAACGAGTACCCGAAACGGGACGAGCCCTTTGCCGAAGACCTGGGGCGCAAGGCCAGGACGTTCACCATCGAGGCCTACGTGCTCGGCCCGGATTACATGACCGCCCGCGCCGCCCTGCTGAACGCCCTCGAGGCGGAGGGGCCGGGCGAGCTGGTGCATCCCTATTACGGGACGCGGACCTTGGCCGTGCAGGAGTTCCGCCAGCGCGAAACCACCCGCAAGGGCGGCATGGCCACGTTCTCGATCACCCTTTGCGAGCCGGGGAAAAACACCCAGCCGACCACGTCGTCGGACACCTCCTGGGCCGTATCCCAGGCCTCGGGCTCCGTTACCGACGCGGCCGTGGCCGACTTCACGGACAGGTTTGATGCCTCCGGCCCCGAGTGGGTGCGTATCGACGCCCTTTCCCGGATCAACACCGCACTGGATGCCGTCGAGGCCAGCCTGGACAAGGCGGCAATCCCGGTCAACCTGGTCAGCCAGGTGGGTACCGAGGCGGCCTCCCTCCGGACGGACGCGGCCTCGTTGCTTTCAACACCGTCCACACTGGCCAGCCGCCTGTCCGGGGTCGTGTCCGGCCTGTTCCCCGAGGAGCTGGCCAACCCGGTGCCGATTGCCAAGGCCCTGATCGGGTACGACTCCCAGGCGCTGGAGTCGTCGCCCCTGTCCACCATGGGCGCGCGCACGGGGACCAATGCCTCCGCCGTATCCGCCCTGGTCCGCTGCGTGGCCCTGGCCGAAGCGGCCGAAAGCGTGAGCGCCATGGACTTTGACACATACGAGGACAGCGTGGTGGTGCGGGACCTGCTGGTGGACGCCCTGGACCAGGAATCCGCCACGGCCTCGGACGCCGTGTACCAGACCCTTTCCGACCTGCGGGTTGCCGTGGTCAAGGACTTCGCCGAGTGCGCGGCCCTGCCCCGGTTGACCTCCTACGCCTCGGCCAACACCCTGCCCGCCGTCGTGGTCTCCCATGCCATTTACGGCGACGCCACCCGTGCCGACGAAATTTGTACCCGCAACCATGTCCGGCATCCCGGCGCGGTTCCCGGCGGGGTGGACCTGGAGGTGATCACCGATGCCTAGCCCCGACGTGCGCCTCAAGGTTGACGGCTCCCTGTACGGTGGCTGGCAGCGCATTACCATCCGCCGGTCCATGGAGCAATTGGCCGCGTCCTTCGAGCTCGGCGTTACCGAGCGCTGGGCCGGGCAGGAAACCGTTCGCCCCATCGCCCCCGGAGCGTCCTGTGAGCTGCAGGTGGATGGCGCCATCCTCATCAAGGGATATGTGGACGACGTGTCCGTGGACTACGACGCCAAAAGCCATGAGGTGAAGGTTTCCGGGCGGGACCGGACCGGCGATCTCATTGATTGCTCGGCCCCGGCCACGCAATTCTCCGGTCGCACCCTGGCCCAGGTGGCCCGCGACCTGTGCAAGCCCTTTGGCATTGGGGTCAGGGCCGAGGCCGACACCGGCGGCCAGTTCTCCCACCTCAAGAACAATGAGGGGGATTCCGTTTTCGAGACCCTTGAGGCCGCCGCCCGCGTCCGGGCCGTGCTGCTTTTGTCGGACGGTCTCGGCAACCTGGTGATGACGAGGGCCTCCACCTCCAGGATCACGACCGTCCTGGAACTCGGGACGAACATCTTTCGGGCCAACGGCACCGCCTCCCACCGCGACCGGTTCAGCCAGTATCAGGTCAAGGGCCAGCAATCCGGCTCGGACGATTGGTACGGCGAGGACGCGGCCCATCCCCTGGGCTCGGCCACGGACGGCGACATAACCCGGCACCGGCCCCTGACCGTCCTTGCCGAGGAACAGATTGACTCGGCATCGGCAAAAGAGAGGGCGGAGTGGGAGCGCAATGTCCGCTACGGCCGCAGCCGCCGAATCAGTTACACGGTGCATGGGTGGTACCATGCCGACGGCCTTTGGCAGCCCAACGTCTTGGTTGACGTGCGCGACCCGTTTCTCAGCCTGACCGGCACCCGTCTGGTTGCTGGCGTGGGCCTGACCCTGGACGAGGACGGCTTCACCACCACGCTCGAGCTGCTGCCTCGCCAGGCATTCGACCGCATCGAGTTGCCGGAGCCGGGGGAGGACGCGACATGGTAGCCCGCATGGTCTCCAAGATGCTCCGGCCCATCAGAAATCGGTTGGCGCTCATGGTCAACCGCGCCGTCCTGACCATGGCCGACGACGACACCCTGCTGCAGCAGCTGCAGGCCCGGCTCCTGGGCGAGGAACTGCTCGACGGCCTGGAGCGCTTCCAGCAATACGGCTTCACCTCAGTACCGCACGCCGGGGCCGAGGCCATTGCCCTGTCCATCGGCGGCAACCGCTCCCACACGGTGATCATCAACGTGGATGACCGCCGCTACAGGCTCAAGGGCCTCGAGGGCGGCGAGGTGGCCCTCTACACCGACGAGGACCAGGACGAGGCCGGGTGCAGGATCGTGCTCAAGCGCGGCAACCGCATCGAGCTGCGCGGCAAGGTCCTGGACGCCGAATTTACGGACCTCATCCGCCTGGCCACGGACGGTGAGCTGGAATTGCATGCCGGGCAGCGCAGGGAAATGGACGTGGCCGGGTACGGCGACGCTCTCAACTACGAGGGCGGGGTCTGGACCACGGACTCCTACCATGACGGCGCGACCTTCGGCGATTCCACCGAGCACGGAATTCAGCCCCCGGAGGTGGATTGATGGACGTCGGATTGATCTGGAAGGAGATGGGCGCGGACCTGGCCCTGGAAGACCTGGCCCTGGTCCGGGACGACGGCCTGAAAACCGCAGTTGTCCTTTCCCTGTTCATCGACCGCCGCGCCGAGGACGACGACGAGCTTCCCGACAATACCGGCGACCGCCGGGGGTGGTGGGCGGATGCCTACGCCGAGATCGCGGACGACAAGATCGGTTCCCGCCTCTGGCTGCTGAGCCGCGAGAAGCAGCTCCCCTCGGTCCTGGCCCGTGCCAGGGAATACGCGGAGGAGGCGCTGGCCTGGCTGGTGGAGGACAGCGTGGCCGAATCCGTGACCGTGGAGACATGGTGGGTTCGCACCGGCGTCATGGGATTGCTGGCCAGGATTTACAAGCCTGATGCCCCGGCCATCGAATACAAATTTGATTACCTGTGGGAGGAATAAATGTCCTTTGAGCGCCCGACACTCACCGAACTCATTGCCCGCGTCAAGGCGGACATCGAGAGCCGCCTGGAAGATGCCGACGCCAGCTTGCGCCGTACCCTGCTCGGCATCCTGGCCACGGTGGAGGCCGGGGCCGTTCACGGCCTGTACGGGTACCTGGCATGGATAGCCCTGCAGGGCATGCCCGACACTGCCGACACCGAGCAGCTTGAGCGCTGGGCATCCATCTGGGGCAAGCAGCGAAAAACGGCCACGGCCGCAACCGGGCCGGTCACCTTTACCGGCACGGACGGGAGCGATATCCCGCTCGGCACGTTGCTGAAACGGGCCGATGGTTTTGAATATGAAACCACGGCGGCCGTCACCGTTTCGGACGGGACCGCCGACGTGGGCGTGCAGGCCGTGGAGACCGGGGCCAATCCCAACGCGGCCGAGGGTACCAAACTCAGCCTGCCGTCGCCCATCACCGGCGTGCAGAGCACGGCCGTGTCCGGGGAGCTTTCCGGCGGTGCCAACGAGGAGAACGATGACGACCTCCGCGCCCGGCTCCTGGGGCGCATCCGCCAGGCCCCGCATGGCGGCGCGGACTTCGATTACGTGGCGTGGGCGCTGGAGATCGGCGGCGTCACCAGGGCCTGGGCATACCCCAGGGAGCTCGGGGCCGGGACCGTGACCGTGCGCATCATGACCGACGACACGACCGAGAACGGTATCCCCTCAAGCGAAACCGTGGACGCCGTCCAGACATATATAGATGAAGTAAGGCCCGTGACCGCCGACGTGACCGTGGTCGCGCCGGTGGCCGTGGCCATGGACCCGGAGGTAAATCTCTCCCCGAACACCGTCGCCGTGCAGGCCGCCGTGGAAGCGGAGCTGGCCGACCTCCTGGCCCGTGAGGCCGAGCCCGGCTCCACAATCCTCCTGAGCCACCTGCGCGAGGCCATCTCCATCGCCGCTGGCGAGTCCGACCACGCCCTGGTATCACCCACGGCCAATGTAGCCCACACCACCGGCCAGATAGCCGTGCTCGGCACCATCACCTTTGGAGACCTGGCATGAGCATGACCGCCGAGCAATACCGCGACCAGCTCCTGGCCCTGTCCCCGCCCGGCTCGGCGCTGCCCACTGACCTGGACAGCGTGTACGCCGGGCTCCTGCTGGCCATGGCCGACGAGCTTGCCCGCGTGGACGGCCGCGCCGAGGACGTCCTTGACGAGCTGGACCCGCGCACGGCCCTGGAGATGCTCGTGGATTGGGAGCGCGTGTGCGGCCTGCCCGGCGCATGCTCCACCGGAGCGGAAACCATCCGTCAGCGGCGCGAGGCCGTGCACCTGGTCATAACGGCTCAAGGCGGGCAGAGCCCGGCCTATTATGAGGAGGTGGCGGCCGCCCTGGGCGTGGCCATTGCCGTCGAGGAATTTCACCCGTTTCGGGCCGGTGCGTCCGTTGCCGGTGACCCGTTGACCAACGACTCCTGGACGCACGTCTGGCGCGTGCGCGGCCCGGAGGAAACCATAAAGCCCCTGGTAGCCGGGGGCGGCGCGGCCGGAGACGCCCTGGCCTCATGGGGCAACGACCTGCTCGAATGCCACATTAAGCGCCTGGCCTCGGCCCACACCCTTGTAACCT